TGAGAGGGAACGCAAACTTCTGGAAAGTACCAAGATGACCGACGTTAGTACTCTCATCGAGAGACTGACCATCCTTAGCCATATCGTTCATGATAGAACGTGCTTGGTTCTCTAGAAGAACTGCGGTACTCTCACGGGTGGATGAGTCCTCAATCCCCTCCAGAATTGGATACCACTTCTCAGTAAGTGTACGTGAAGTGTCTTTGTTTAACATAATTATTTATCCTCCGTGAAAGTACGCGCTAAGCGCACGACATCCTCGGTGAGGAAATGATTATCCGAGAATGCCTCAGCGAAATCATTCTTAGTGTCCGTCTCATTAGTAATAATTACGGCGGACTCTGAAGAATGGAAAGGCAAGTCAGCTTGCTCTTGTAAGTTTTGGTTTTCTGCAATTAAACCTTCATTCTTAGAAATCTCTTTTTCTAGTTTCGTTTCTAAGAGATGATTCTCTTTCATAGCACCCTCAAGGTTCTCTTGAAGGCTGCCGACTAGCTGTTCTAGGCTAGCAATTTTCTCAGCATGAGCGTGGGCGATACTGTCAGTATCGGCAGAAGTAATATCGCCTGCTACCAACTGTTTGACCGCCTCATAAATCCTAACGGCGCGATAGGTCTCGTCCGAAGCTTTAAGCTCTTGAAGAGCAGCATCTTTCATCTGCTCCATCTTCGTTCTAAGAAAACCACTAACCTTAGACTCAAGCAAAGCGACCTCTGCCTGTACACGAGACTCAACCTCTTCATTCAGAAGATTATGAATCTCAGTGATACCTGCTTTGGATAAATCTCCAGGTAGCTCTTTGATAATTTTGTCTAGGGTGTTGCTCATGGCTGTAATCTAATATATCTAGGCAATAGCCTAGGATTGGTTTGTTATTTTCTCAAACTATTCTTAAGGGCGGTGATATAAATTCTTTCTTGCTTGTGGTGGTCTAGCTCCTCAACAATCGGGTCACGCTTTTCATTTAGCATCCCCTCTTGTAGAGCCGGGAAAGCACCTTGGCAAGAAGGGTCTGATACCATATCCCAAGTAATCATTTTTAAATTGTCTTGAACACGATAGCAATCTTCATGCATATCCTGCTCTAGGCTTCCAGTTGCTCTGGAAGAGATGCCTACTTGAACCCCTGATTTAAGAAGTTCTTGTAGAACTTTACCGGAGGGAGTGTTTAGCACTTCCGCTTCGCCAATAATTTGGTTACCTTCAAAGGTTAGCCCAGTAATAAGATGGGAAGCGTTAGATAAAGAAACAACTTCACTAGACGGGTGGTCCAGCTCGCCTACCAATCTGCGCTCAGCAATCATGGTAGCTAACTTGTTACACTCTCTTTCTAGAAGCTTTTTACTGTAAACTCTTTTATTTCCGTTTACTTTCTCAGCCTCAGAAAACAGCCCACGAATCTTCATAGGCTTATCGCCTCTGCCTTCATTGAGGATTTGGACTTCTCCGAAGGAGTTGAATTCTCTTAGTAGGTTACTCACTTGCTTCCAGCGTACGGGTTTTGGGGGTGTTTACGAGAATGTGAGGAAGCATTACCAAATGCGTTCTCACCTTTGTCTTGTCCTTTTGCTTTTGCTTTTTTATTAGCAGTCATTAGTTGATTGCTAGTAAGCTGAATTTTAGGACCGGTGCCTTGGGTCTTAACACCTCCACCACCGAACGTGTCGCTGGCAGGACCTTTTCTACCGAAATCAGCAACGCTAACGTCGCCTGCGTACCCTTTCCTTTCGTTTTCCTTTAGAAGTATACCGTCAACAAAGGAATCGAAAGATTCATGGTACATGGCTCTCATATCGTTGTGTACTCTCGTTTGAGTTTCGTCGTCTTTAGATTGAGCCGACTTTCTTTTAACGATGACGCGCTTTTTCGTGTTAGCAGGCTGAGAAGGACCTTTCGCGGCTTCGGCTTTGTATACAGGAGGAGTGGACGCGGCTTTAATTTGCTTCGCTTGGTCCTTATCTCCAGGCAGCTTAACTTGCATAGCGGGGTGGTGAGAGCTTTGCTTCTCGCCTCCAGCCATGTTAACGCCGATACTGCCTACACCGGTCATCTCACCTAAAATGTCTTTAGCTTGTTGTAGGATTTCGATTTGGTCTTTAGATAGGTGTTCCATATGGTCTTTCTGTAGTTTAGGGTTACGAGGTCCAAGGTAGCGCTCACCTCTTCTAGGTACTCCCGCTTTGTCAGCGTCCTCATCTGTCAAAGGCGTAACAAGTCTCTTAACCACCTTGCCTACTTTCTTTACTCCTTTCTTTACTCCTCTAGCTACTTTCTTAGCAGCATCGGCAGCTTTACCTTCACCCAGAATGTGACTCATCAGAACATCATGCTGTTCAGGAGAAACTTCAGGAAGTTCCTCTTCAGCGCGCTGCTGTTTGGCTTCATTCATCTTAGGAGTATTCGTTAAGGCTCCTCCTAGGATGTCGTCTGCCATTTGCATGATTGACTTGTCACCCATTAGAATTACTCCTGCTCTTGAGCTTTTAAGTGTACGATAAACTCTGCTTCTTCTTCGGTGTCTACGACAGAGTACTCTCCATCCTCACCTTCGACAAGATAAGCGAAAGTGTCGCCCTCTTCTTCGTCAACCACGTCATAGGACTTGCCGTTGAATTCCATTACAAAATCCTCAGACTCCTCTTCGTCCACAGCTGCTGGCGCTAGGCTGAGGTAGTAGTTGCCTTCGTCATCCTGGACAACATTCTCGAACACGTAGTCTTCACCGTCGTACTCAACTGATTCAGTCAGCTCATGCTCCTCGCCTAAACTTTCAAAAAGTGAATCACTAAGCTCAGTAAGCTTGATACCCAAAGTGTTCTCGTCAAGAGCGCAAAGTTCAGGAGATAAGCCAAAAATAGAATCGCCAATAGCGACCAGATTAGGGGCTTCTTCCTTTTCAGGAGAATAGTATCCAAGATTCTCTAGAATCATGGAGGTAACTTTACTGTCAGCAGCCATTACACCAAGCTGGTCGTCGTTTTCTAAATACTTCATAATATTATTGTGTGGGACTTTTACCCCACTAATTTATTTAGTCGTCGGTCTTAATACCAACTTGTTTTTTTACGTCTTTAATTGCGTCATCGATATCTTTTTGAGATACAGTATTGTGTATAGAGGTAAACTTCTTCACCCAGGTTCTACCACGTTTAGTTATTAAAGGGAACAGTACAAAAATCAATAAGTACCAGTACCCTATTTCATGAATAAAGCCTTTTGCTTCACGAAAAGTGGAAGCGGTGGTTCCAGGGGCAGGAAGACCTTGTTTGGCAGCTTCTAGAGCTACGCTAGTATCAACCTGCTCGTTTGGAAAAGCCATTTGAGCTGTGGCTACACCGGTAGCACCTCCAATTGCAGCTCCTCCGGGTCCTCCAACAGCAGCGCCAAGTGCGGCACCGGCTGCTCCACCACCAATAGGTGCTAGCATGGAGCAACTACTAAGTAATAGCCCCGCAATGAGAAATGTTAATCTATCCATGATTGTCCTTGGACGGAGTCTCCTGCATCTGAATTTCCTTCAGTTGGGAGGAACGCCCCGTTATAGTATCTATGCGCCGGACCGGAAATTTTAATTTTACAGCGTTTCTCCCGGTACCCTTGGTCTCTAGTAAACGTGTAATGGATGCTAGAAAAGAGTCCGAAGAAGCTGGAGCTTGTGCGCCTATTCCATGTTCTGTCGATAGGCATATTTACCATTATACAAAACCCGCTATACCCTGTGGATACATGGTTGGCTCTATAACTCCAATCTCTAATCCTCCGGCCGTCCCAAGCTCTAGAAGTCCACGTTTGGGTTTCCCCCACTGAACCGTACTTAAAATTACCTACCGTCCCAAACTCAGGAACCCCCTTACGTTCGTCCAAAGATAAATATTGAGGGTTTACGTCTGGCAACTCGATAGTGCCATTTAAACCTTCATCGGGGTCGTTAATACCATTCCATCTAGGACCTCTTTGGTTAAACCTGTAATAAACAAAGGTACCCCAGTCTTCAGCACCGCACCCTGCGTTGCTTACTTCGATTATTAAAGAATCAATGCTGCCTGGAACGAAGCCTAAGGCGTCCACATCCACAAAATAAGGAACCCACCCTAAAGGAATATTCCAATGAGGAAGTTCCGCTTGAGGAGTTTTATCACCCCCATAGGTATTACATTTGGTGACCCATCTACCGCTACAGGTAGTTGAACCCCCATGCCCAAAGCCAGACCAACCTCTACCTCTACTACAAGACTCAGTCCAAACTTCGCTACATTCCGTTACCTCATCTCGGTCTGGGTCGAAATCTGGGAATATAAAATCCAACTCTATATGTTGGAATTTATACCTATTGTCGGGAGGAGTCATCGTGTCGTCCCATTTAGCCGGGGAATCCGGCCAATAGCATTTCGCGGAGATTGGTCTCTGGTTATCGAAGCGGTAACTTCTGGCAGGATATTCAGTCGGGTCTCCTCCTTCGTAATCGAAACCATACCATTTGTCAGTAGCGTAGGACAGGAAAGGTTTCCGCACAACAACCCTACGAGTTAAAGTTGGCTCGGCTCCGTAAACTCTAGCAGGTTTATTGCTGTTCAAATTGTCGGCAAGAACAGTCGGGTTTTGTCTATCATGGTAAAACCGGTCCAGATAGTTCCTCACACAGGGAATGTATTGACCCGGCGAGTAGTAAAGCCCATTATGGTAATTCATCCCAGTACCGTCATGCTGGGTTTGCCAAGTCTTTGGTCCTGCACCCCACATCAAAGTCCATACAGGTAATTGATATTTGTTGGCAGGGTATGAAGGTCTCAGTTGGTTGGAAGGGTATGCATCCTTAAAGCTAGTTCTAGGAGCAGCTTGAAGTTTTGGTCTGGCAATAGCGGCTTCCATAGCCTTAAGCCTACCTTCATGGTTACCAAGACTGATATCCCGCTGACCTCCCCTAAGGTCAAACACATTCCACTGGTCTTCTTGTAAAATATAATTAACTAGTTCTTGGTAGTCGGAGTCTAAAACAGTTAGGATTCTATTAGACGCTTGAGCTTGGTAACTGTTAGCTATCGCTTGCCTCTCTGAAACCGTAAGCTCAGCAGACCTAAACAAAGGTCTGATATCCTTAACCCAAGAACTTTGAATTCGTCCCCCATCAAAACCTCTTGGTATTTTTACATACGCAATAGGAATCGTAAACACGCCTACTTGATTGGAGCCATCTGTGTTTTTGTCTGCGAGTTCTGAGGTGCTGGACACAAAGGCTTCGAATCCCTCAGTTAAACCGGGGACTATTTTGAAAGACGAATTTAAAATATCATCAGGAGCGGGGACTGTGCCGTACTCCCTTTCAGGGGAAATACTCGCCACAGATGTCTGCCCCATTCCATAAGTTTTAGCGGATGTTAATCCTGGGGAATCGATAAGAGGCTCGGCTACGAACTTAGATACGCCAGTGTCCTCTGATGAATAAGTAATCCTCGGGTCCTGGTCTTTAAATTTACCGTTAAACCATTGGTTTAGAGGTACTGGTTCATCGTTCTCATCGAACGTTGGCGAGTTTCTGAACCCTGCTCCTTTAACTACGGTTAACCAGGGGGTATCTTGAGCGCCCAACACGGTATCGTGCTTGCCGAACTGGTCATCCGCAGGAAACCCTTGAACACACACCAAATCTAGCCTGTAGTCAGGCGGGTCTGGGGTATACTCCAACGTGTCGGATATAGCGTAGTTAAAATCGGCATCGCTCCATCTATCAAAAGAAACGCTTCCACCTTTAAAAAAGACAGTAGCGGTTCTTTGAGATTCTCCCATATTATGAAACTCATTCTCTTCTAAAAGGTCAGCGTCATGCCTTGAAGCCTCAGTTCCTCCCTCAGCCGAGTTAATTCCAGAACCTAAGGTTTTACCTACGAAAGGTCCCGACTTTGTAGGTATTCTACATAAAAAAGAACCGGGCTTTACGAATAAAGTATTCTCGCTACTAAATGTTGTGTATGGCTTGAGGGGTGTAAACTCCTCCCTTTTAAAGTCTACCGAAGCGTTCTCTTGTAGTTTTTTATATAATAAATCTACTTGCTTTTGCAGCAGAATATCATTCTCAGAGAGCTCCTCTAAAGGGGAATTATCGCTAAGGTATTCGTACGCACCGATAGGTCCGTGCATTTTAACATTTTTTACCCTCTTAGACATATTAATAAACTACATCGGTAGCAAGTTCAGCCCCAGAGTACAAGTCCGGAGTAGTGGAAAGACCTACCAAGGTCAGATTTACTCGAAGGCTTCCTTCTTGGTCTACGACTGTACCCCACTTATTGCCTCTCCAGAAGTTCCAGCCAGGATAACCTTTAAGCTTCGTCCTTTTATAAGTGTCTTTACATCCAAAATCAAAATCAATAAACCCAGGATTGAGGGATGTGCCTCCCTCCTCGACATAGTCCGAATGTCTCATAATGTCGAAAGCCCAGGCATCCCCACCCCACTTCTCTTCCATATGAGGAGTGGCAAGAATAGAATCCACACCGGCTCCGGTATAACCTAATTCCGATATGTTAAGTCTGTAGTACCCGGAAGGCATAGCTATTCCAGGATTGTTGGACTCGGCACCTTCACGTACATTAGTGGCAGTTCCAATCGCTCCTCTCGCTGCGGGTTTCGTTTCGTCGGCAATAAAGAATGATATTTGAGTATACAACATCCATTGCCCAGGACCTGCTTTATATCGAACAGCTCTTACTGTTTTTTTGTAGGTCTCGTTGTTTCTACGGACGTTTCCATTTCCGCCAGCAGGAAGAAAGTCGCGGAATCCAGATAGTTTATCAGCGTCGGTTTCATCTCGGTTTAAGTAAAAAGGCTTTGTTTCTTGACCTTCCATACACGCAATATTTACCGGTTGGAATATCTCCACATCTGCTTGCTCTCGCATTTTAGCTTCCAGACTTTGGATTCTGCCTTCATGGTCTTGTTGTTCAGCGGTACCTAAACCTTTTACCGTAACATTCTTAAGGTGCATATAATCCGGGTCGGTAACCGTCATAAAACGATTACTCAGACTAGGCGCATGAGCTGTGGCAATCGCTTGTCTCTCAGACAACGTTAGTTCAGCAGAACGGAAGAACGGTCTAATGTCGATTAGATTATCTTGAGGAAGGGGAGTACCTGCGACGTACCCTCTTGGAACCCTAATATACGCAACAGGGAGACAGAAAACCCCAAGGTTGTCTAGTTGTTGTTCAGCCCACACATCCAAAGGCAATGTCGAAATACCCGGAGTGTGAGATACTGCGCCTGCGGGAGTAGTGGCATCTTTGTGGGATTTGTTTACAATGTCGTCTGGTGCTGGAATAGTTCCCGCAGCTCTACCGACAACATCTACTTGAGACAAGCCTACAACCTTACCATCAAGACCATCGAAGCTTAAAATGGAACCTTCGTTTCTGTCAGGGAAGGTGGTGTCTACTCTAAAATACCCGCCTCTTACATATCCAAGTCTCGCGGTGTCTTCTACGTTTCCAAACCTTTGTACTCTCTCGTTCGTTTCATCCATTCCAGGAGAAGCTTGGATGTACAACAAATCGACCCTGAAGTCGGGAGCATCACTATCGGTAAAATCTTTATCATCAAACGTTGGAATTTCAATTTCATGAACATCCAAATATTCAATCACAGAATTCCTCGCGGAAGACTTTGCTTCGAATTGTTCAGCTCCGGTTCGACCTGCGTCTAAAGTTCTAGCCATATCGGCTGCGCCTGGGTCCTCCAGAGAAACGGTAACCGAGTCTGCGTCAGAACCAAACTTTCTTTCCATCAAGCCATTTTCGAAATCTGCTTTAGTGTTTACCCTCGCAATAAAATTACCATCTTTTACCCGCAACACCCCATCTCTAGATGTGCTGAGATACGGAAGAAGCTCAGTGAAAACACCTCGGTCAGGCGAATCTAAAACATTATCTATTCTTGTGTTTAAGTTATCGATTTGCTCTTGTAGAGACATATCGTTAGCTTGTAAATCCTTCAAAGGGAGATTATCTACTTCATAGTAGTAGGGGTCCCCCGGAAGGTAATATCTAATATTTGGATTAATTCGTTCTCTTGCCATTATAATGTCCTATCTAAATCAAACAGGTTTAGCGAGCGGCATCCCACTCCATACGTGGCAGTTGCGACCTCACCCGCGTCTCGACCTTCGCCTCCAGTAGAGAAAGCATTTGAGGTTGAATGGTAGATTGAAACCGCATTAACTTTCTTGTTTGCTGCATGCTTTGCATTGGTAAATAGACTAGCACCTGACTCATCTAAGAAGTTTCTCATATAGCCCTGCCAATCCATATGTAATGGAGGTATTGGCATACTCGGAACATTAGTCCTAACATTTCCTTCGGAGTCGGTATACGAACTAATTAAACCTTGTATCCCTGCGGGGTGGGTAAGTGCGGAAGCAGCCCATCCTTGACCAAAAACATCTTCAGCTCCGGACACAGCACCTAAGTTCGCGGCATACGTGCCACCTTCTAGACCTGCGGATTTTAAGAACTCATCCGCCGCAGACAAGCATATAGCTTGACCAGCCCATGTTTGGTAACCAGCAGAGTTGATTTGGTCTATCGCAGCACCAAACTGGAATCCTGGAGCTACTACTCCAGTACCTGGACCTGCACTAACATCAGTTAGAGACTTTAACTGACCACGGTGACCTAATAGCAACCTGAAGATGCCATAGTTTTCGTGACCTCTAGCAACATTTGTAGTTCTTAATTTAGGATTGTACGTAGTCGCAAGTCCGCCTTCTCCGTAGTAGTCTAGCGCGACACCGTTAGCCCACTTGCCTCTTGGACCGTGATATCCTTTAGCGGCGCATTCAGTCTCTGGGTCAGTTCCATTGAGTTTGCAGTTCGCAACATGGATTCGGGATGTGTCTGCCACGTTCCACATCATTAAGTTAGACGCGTACGCATTGTTTACAATTGGATTCTTGTCCGTAACAATAGAGTTTATGGACTCGTTCATGTTCGGGACCCATGAGCTCGCGTTATATAAAGGGTTGGTCGCCGTATTGTGCGCCTCAGTGAAAAACTGACTCTTCGTAATAGAGGACGTAGTAAAGGCAGAAGCATCCATCATGTAACCAGATTTAGTGTGGGATGCTAAAGTAGTAGGAGCAGTGTTATTCCACCAAGACCCACCATTAGCAGTGTAGGCGTCAGCCAGCCCGGTCCTGTCAGTACCTAAGTAGTCATAAAAGACTCCTGACGTACTAGATGCGTCCCCTGCGAATACAAAGTTAACACCATTTACATCAATGTTGCTATTTCCTACAGCCCGAACGCACATGCCTCCAGTGGAAAGATTAGTCCTTTTTTCTGCGTTTGAGACCCCGTTAGCCAATGCCGCATTGCGCTCGTGGTTGCCTACAGAGGTTAGCCTTACGGGAATTTCTGTTGCTAAAGCGCTCGTGAATCCGTTCGGGAAGAACCTAAAAGAACCTCCTGAGGTGCAGGACGAAAGTGAAGTGTCTAGGTTCCTTGGGTGGTTAGAATTGAAAGCCCCATCAGTAGAAAAGTTAGAAGTCCTAAGCTCCTCTGAGCACCAGCCTCCCAAGTGGAACATTCTAATGTTTGAATTTCTGTTTGCCACTAAGCCAGCGCGGGTAGAATGGATTTCCACGGCAGTATGCTCCGCATCGTTTGTAGTGTCCCCAGGAACGGAGCTACAACTAAATCTGTCAATATCCATTTTAACTTCACTACCTTCAACAGTCGGAGGACCAAACAAAGCAGTGGAGCCATCTTCAGCAAGAACTGGCACGCCGAACCTTGAAATCTTAGTAGGTCCGGTAAACTCTACCACCGAATTCCTACCAGCGTAAACTCCAGCAGTATACCAGCTATGACCTAACTCTTCAGTAGCCATGTCGTTTTGAGGTACACATGTTAAAGCAGTGCGACTTTTACTGGTGCCTCTGAACACAACTTTCGAGTTATCAGTTACCGATACGCATGCCCCTTTAATTGCGGCATATCGAGTTTGTGCGGCACAAGCTAAACCTATAAACTCAGCGAAAGAGCCATTCTTTACTACAATGGCAGGCAGGTCAAAAGCATCGACATCTGCGCCGGTTCCGTTTTGGGCTCCCACAGAGAACATGTAATCGAATAGCTCGGATTTGCTACCTCCAGCGATGCTGGCTCCAGCTCCACCCCATACCCCTAAGTTGGTTCTAACATCGTTGCATTGATATGGCACTACACGACTGCCGTTATCAACCACCAAGTTTTGACCATTGCGAGAGCAGGTGTACGAGCGTTTAAAACTTACAGAGCTATCACCATAATGACCATTAGTATCCCCACCTAATTTGTCGCCAAAATAACCGTAAACTAGTTTAGAGTTATCTAATTTAAATCCGGTTAAACCGTTATCCTCTACAGTAAACTGAGTGAGGTTCAAGGTGGAGTTTGCAGCGTCGACTCCATAGTTATGGTTTAAGAACGAGTCGAAAATACCCAACCACGTCGCTTGAGAACCTTCCAACTTCATACCTGTCTTATTGCCGTAAACTTGAAGGAAAGAAGTTACATAATCAGAACCTACACCGCGACTCCTCGGGTGGCTCGCATTAGTCTCTTGCCATAAAGTTCCGCCATGCAGTTTGGAAGATTCTAACAAAATTCCAATTTCATTTTTATGGAAGTTATAAAGGTTTCTCTTTTCATTTGGCTGAGCTGCATTGGTTAGTGCGTCGGAGCTTTCGTCTACAGATGCGAAGAAAACTTCAGAGTTTACCGCATGAAGCCCAACTCCATAATTATCGTGGCTGGTAACTCTAGCAGTAGTACCACCATCATGCTCATAGTTGCGGTAGCAAATTAAACCACTGGCAAAGCTAACGCTTGAGTTTTTAACGTATACTCCAGCTTTAGAACACCTCATCGAGGCGCAATTTTCCAAAATAACATCAGAGTCTACAACCTCAATACCGTTAGTTCGGACATGCCTTAAAGTAGCGCCGACCGCATAATTAGAGCCATCAACACAGAAGCCAGTTAATTTAATATCTCCGTGGCAACCTCTAACTGTAATTCCATGGGCGACATTTCCGTACGCGCATCCGGCGGCGACGTGGCTAGTAGTATCGGCTCCTCTAGCAGCTCCCAAATATGTCCTTCTATTGCTCATACCAGAAGGAGAGGGGTCCGCAGTGGCAATTGACTGGTCATGCACACTGGCATAGGGGAAACCGGATACTCCGAGAGCATTTGTAGCCCCAGCGGAAACACCCTCAACCCAAACAGATAGATTTAAAGATTCGTCTTCTAAATCAGGACCTCTTTGGTGGAAAGCTCTAGAGCCGCTGGTATTCCATTGCGCTAAATCATAAATGTTATGGGAGAATCTAGTAGACTGAACGCCTGTAAGAGAATCCCAAAAATCGGTGTTGGATGAATCTCCAACGTGGCTTATTAGGTTGCTAGCACCTTCTGCGCCAGCAGCCACAGAGGACACGCCTGCAACCACAGAACTAGCACCTTTGGCAAAAAGTCTATTTCTGATTTCTAATTTTCCGTCACCTTCTGTGGTGATTCCAGCCAAATCAAACGCGCCTAAAGCACCGTACTTACAAACTTCGACCAGGATAGGGTAGGTTAATCTTTTTGGAATAAGGTCAAGGATTTTACCCATGTCGGAATAAATCCCGTACGTGGCATCCTCCGAGCTAGACAGAGTATATGTTACAGTCCCCGTTGGCTTCTCGGTTTCGTTATACCCCGCATGACGAAGAAGAGTATCCGTTCTTTGCTTTAGTTGTTGCAGAGGAATGTTGTCTTGTTCCCAATTGTAGAACGTACTCGCATCAAACATAGTGATGCTTGGGAAATCTTCAGTATGAGTTGAAGTCCCTGCTGTAAGTGATGTGAAGTTTCTGTAAGCCATTAGAATTCAATAGTCCACCTGAAGTCCAAGGTGAATTCGTTTGTTTTAACAATATTAGCAAAAGCTCGATATGCAATCATGTATAGTTCTTGAGGAGTTTGTTGTCGAGGATTATTCGAGAATATAGCCACCTCGCACAACGCTCCCCCACTAGCCGTATCTGGAATATTACATGCGCTGTCGTTTAAAATAAGTCGCCACATTACTTTGCGGTCTGATATCCGGTGGACAAACGCAGGAGGAATCTTAACAAAATTACTGGTCGCAGTAGTTCCTGCAGAGGTCATATACGTAAGCGCAGACACGTGAAGACCGATAGTGTTTACGTCCCCATACTGAGAACCAGGGATGGCAGATAACAGGTCAGCCCGCGATGAAGTTTGTACATCCTCAGCTGCCCTAATTGCGACTGTAGAAGCGCCAGTGCCAATCTGCATCCAATTCGCTTGAAAAGAGCTTACGTCGGAACCCGCATCTGCAGCGAAAGCGTGAGCCAAGGTAACACCCATGCCACTAGTGATAACGTTTTTCTCGCTGTAGTGTAACTCTTCAGTTCCATCCTTAAACACCTTATAAACTTCAAGGTGTCCTTTAATACTGTTCAAATCGGAAAATCTCATTTTAAAACTTCAAGCTCCATATTATAGTCAAAAATTCAGAATCTGCGTTCATTTTTAACCCTCCAGCTAAAAATACTTTCTTTGCGAATAATCTCCAGTCAGGCTCTTCATAGTCTTTCAAGTTATATAGACTTGTGGAGTAGGGTACGCCAGTTCCTGACACCAAGAACGGAGGTCCGCCATACTTATAATCTTGTTTTTTGGCAGAGTTAGTATAATCTATAGTCCACAGACCTGCGGATTCTATACCCCCACCGTAATAAGTAAGATACTCCACCTCTTCTTTTGTTAGTGTTAGGATATATTTTACAATTCTACCGTCCCACGCATCAACAGCTCCCGTACTTTCATGACACGGTCCAGACACAACTAAGCCCGCACTACTATCCAATACAGTAGTGGCAGTTGGGTGTCTTAGGATGTGACCTTTCGGGGTAATGGTGCTATACTGGTTAAGTGTTCCTGATATGCTGGACACGTTAGCGTTCCATTTAGAAGCCTCGGCTCCGTTATACCCGAACGTTCCGGCAGAAAATACAATACCACTCCCTGGCAAATACGCTCCCAGACTTACCGCTTTTTCATATGTTGGAATATGTTCAGTAGTGCTGGCATCGTAATCCCAGTCTGTGCCTGACGGGAAGAACTCAATCATGTTTTGGAAATGTCCGAGCTCGCCAGGAGTGCTTGCGTCTGTATAGGGCTGTACGGAGAAATCTTTCTCCTCGGGGAAGTCGGGCATTACAGAACTCACCTGGACTCCGCCTATAACTTGGTAAGCCCTAAAATTCTTCTTTAAGGAATCGAAGGGACTGCCATCGGGTCTCTCTCGTATTTTTAACCCTAGAAGCGCATCCTCCGGGACATTTGTAGGAAGTACAAACTCCGGAGTGGTAACGTCTCTTGAGAGTTGTTTTCTGCTCGCGGAGTTTGCCGGAAGGAATGTACCTAGGCTCCTGAACGCAGCGGTGGTCATATCCCCTGTATCTTTGTAAGGGTTAGCCTCAACCCATTGAGTGTTGCTGCCTGTACCAGAAAGCCAGAGAATCCTATCCCCGTGCTGTAAAAATACACCCTCTGAAATCGTACCGTTATTGGTCGCATAGTCGAACGCGAACGCGTACCGGTTACCACCTTTCATACCAAAATTCTCTACGGTATCGACATAGTTCGAATACGTCGTGTGGTAGTTTGCTTTGTTCACAGCCCCTACTTTTGTAAGCTTTAGATAGTCAGAAGTGTCTTGTCCTCCGCTAACATACATCACCGCGCTCACAGGTCTTGTGGACCGTGCAGTTCCGGTATAGTGGTGTTTGAAGTCTAAAGACCAACCCCCTGGATTCGCGAGATAAACAGGCTCAATAAAAGGTTCAGACGTTAGTTTATTTCTCTCATACGACGAAGGACCGTCATAGTACGCAGTTGTGGCATCAGCAAAAGTGACGTTGTGTACTTCAACATCGCTCCCGTTAAGGTGGAAAAGCATAAGCTCATAAATACTCTCCTTCTCCGCCGAGTACATAGAAGAAGCTATAGTATCATTGAACAGGGTTTGATTTCCATACGGGAGGGCTTCGTTGTGGATTCTGTCCATCCCGAAAACAGGGAGAACATGCTGCTCGTCATCTAAATCAATCGTGAAACCAAACCCAGACCCTATCTCGTTCCAAGTCGAAGCCCCGGCACTAACATCACGTATTGGTCTATGCCCGGACATAGGTCCTGAGGCATCGTTGAGTGCTTCTACCGAAGAGAGAGACGATGTAGCGGTCCAGGTGCCATCACCTTCATATACGAAGTAAGTGTTCATTTGCTCCCTCGGTGTTGGAGGACCGTCTATTTTGGCATTTTTAATGTATACAGTTCCTAGAGGGTCTACGCCATCGGTTACCCCATCCTTTACAAAAGTGTTAGAAGGGACCGCAACGGTTTCATCTACATAGAACCAAAACTCTACTGGTCTAGTACTCCAAGCAGGGTGGAGGACGTGTCCTTCCGGATAGTTCTCTTGGCGGGCAGCGGCAGCTCCAAAATCGGACTCCCGAATATCAAAGGCTACTGAAGCGGACTGCCATCCTTCAGCGTCCCCTTTAAGCTCAGCGATTTCGATGGTCGACTTGGCTAGGTTGTGGAAGTCTCGTCCGGGGTCCATCGTGTCCGCGTGGGAGCCCCCTAAGATAGTTTTTCCGTACTCAGGCTTGTTATTAAACCCATCCGAGTCGGGGACATTATCCCACTTTCTAGTTTGGAAATTATACCAAAAAGACTGAACCGCGGCTGACGGGTTGTTAGCTGCGATTTTCATCGCCACCTTAACTGGAGAGTAGTAGGTGTATGGATTGGAGGTATCTTGTAAATGCCTCAAATCCATGGAGAAGTTATACCTGCCATTTGGCAAGTTTACATACTGATTGAATATCCCTTGTGAGGAGGTGGCAGTCTCTACAAATTTATACAAAGGAGAGTCCGTATTTTGAAGCTGCCACTTTACACATTTTTGATGCTCTTGGTAGTCCCAGTCGGATAGTTCATCACTTGGGGGTCCTTTAGGTCCTGGCATAGTAAACCCGAAACCGGAGACAGCCGTATCAGGATTAAAATAGTTTTGGTAAGCGTTGCCCGCGTTATACGATTTTCCTATAGTAAGATACTTGGCATGGTTTGTCTTGTACGGGTTTGAATAGCCTTTGTGTATTAATGCGACTCCTACCTTTCCATTTCCTGTGTTGCTCTTACCTTCAACTATTAGGTTATATATTTTCTTAGGGTCTACCCCAGTTATCGTCTGGGACAGGAACGTGTTTCTATTTATGGAAGACAGGTTGTACCAGTCAGACGGAGGATTTTGCCCCACGTCTGTTATAATGCGCACACCAGACACGGGGGTTCCAGCACAAGAAGATACAACAACTCCTGACGCATACCCTTCATTGATATGCCATCCTTCAAGCTGACCAATATCTAAATTCCTAATTGTTAACTTTCCACGGTCCCCTTCGGAATCACCCGCATGACCAATAATGTCCAACTTGAACTCATCATTATAGAATTCCAGAGGCATCATAATGTTTGCCTGTAGCGTGGTGGTTGTACCCATGCCCAGCCCAGCACCTAGCAGCTGTTCCGTTCCGCTTCCCCCCCACGATTTGGATTCATATAAATCTCCAGAAACAAAATTATACTTTAAATCTCTGGTTACGTTAGTACAACGAATCTTTACGCCAGCGGCGACGTTATCATTCACAGAGGAAACAGGAGTACAATCAAACTTAATTACAAGGCTTCTGTTGGAGTATGGGTCATTTAAATAACCCTGTTCAAACCTAGAACCTGTCTGGGTATAGAAGTCGGTCCATTTTTTAGGAAACTTGAATCTTTTACTCAAAGTCGCTGTTCCTGAATTATTAAAAATAAGTGAACAGGAGTTGAAAGAGACCCCGATATTAGTTTCGTTGCCGTCCACTGCTTTAGGGGGCTTGCCGTTGGTTCCGTATTCATCAACATTGTCTACGGAAATCCATCCCCATAAAGCACTAGTTTGGGTACTTTCGTCCAGAGCGTTAGCGGATGCGTACAGAGGAGAATAGTGTTCAAACCCTCCAATTTGGTAAACACCCATAACCCTAAGGTCCTCGGGGCTACCTTGACCCTCTGGGTAAGCTCGCAGGTCGTAAGGGGTTAAATCTTTGAAGCTAGTATTACCAACTAAAGATTCAACCTTACTAAAATCAGGGTTTGTTACAATATAATCGGTTAATGCCTCTAGCTTGAAGTTGTGAAGACGGACTTGACCTTTCTCAAAATCTGTTTCTTGAGGTGCTGTTATTTTTACAAAATAATCAAACAACTCGACACGACTACCTTGGTCTATTCTGTCAAACCCCGTTGTTATAAAAAGCTCATGTAGTTCGCCTGAGATAACCCCGGAGGCGTGAAGAGTTCTACTTAGCCTACTTTTATCTGCGACGGATTGTTCGTCAACAAAATCAGCTTGGGTAAAATCCCACACATGGTCTCTTAAATCTACATCTAAAGCATTACGTCTCGATATCCTGTCTCTTCGGAGAAGCTCAACTTTTACCGGAGACTTTCCATCTACACCTAAACTTAGCTTGTATTTTGTTGCGAGGTCCAAAGTTACGGGAACTATTACTTCTACGAAATCCTGTCCTCGCACCTTTGTACACGTCAGGGAACCCCCATCTTCGTTGCTTCTAGAAACCTCAATAGTTGAATGTTTTACAAGGTTAGCATCTCGAAGTGTAGGTCCTTTGTATTCTTCTGCAGTGGATTTTCTAGCAGATGTTTTTTGAAGCCCTCTTTTACCGAACTGAGTAAAATTAAAATTCTCCCTGTACGGAAGAAGGCTGTAATAACTACCGCTGATATCTAAATATTGCTTAGTTCCGGCACCATCGATATCGTTTTCGTAAACGACTGCGTGTCGGGAATCTCTCTTATTTAAGGTTCTGGAGCCAGCGCCTAAGGTTAACGAGTGGATAGTGTAGTTGGAGACTGACTGTACAGGGGACCCTGCTAAAGGCGTTGTCCCGTCTTCCTTCTCTAAAGGTAGATGCGTGAAAATATCCGCGCAGGCTACCTTGCCTCCGTGAACTACCAAGTTGTGGTCTTCGTATGTCTTACTCCAACACCCGTCCTTAACTTGAAAAACTTCTACAACTCCTTTCATATCTTATTTATATTTCGTACACTGTAGTGGACCCTTTTCCGGCTCCGAAGAGGGCTTCTCCATCATCAGCATTAGTCCTAGCGCTTCCCCCGAATGGGGTTAACATCTCAGACCTGCCTCCTCCCGAAGCGCCAGCCAAAGAATTGGAATCGCTCGCATTCCTAGAATTTAATTTATAAGTACTTATGATATCGTTAAAATATCTCATAATAACTTTAACATCTTCCCTATCATAGTCGACTGTATTAAATTTGTCCGACGTAAGTTCATTTAATTCAAGGTCGTACCCTGAAATATGGCGTACGTCAATACGCGTTTCCTGAATAAGTTTCTCCGCGTTTGGACCTTGTACCCTGAAAAATTCTATATAGTATCCGGTATCTTCGTTGTGTATCTCCGAGCCGCCATAAGTATCAAAATCAAACTCTAAATTTTGAACTTCTCTAGTACCTGCTGGGATAGCAAACATTACGCCGTCCCTCATAGGCTCTCTTACGTAATGGTTATCCGAGATGGGGACTAAATCTTGGCTAGCTGCGACGTGTCGCCGTCCGGACATAAATTTAATATGTCCTTTTTCATCCATTCTATGATACCAACCTGTGTAGTTAGCTCCAGAGTCTTTAATTACATACTGTCCCCCCGGAGTATACATGTCCGTTCTGTATCCAAACATTTTCCGGTCGCCTACCATATCTCTAGTGTAGTTAGACTGGGTCATGACATCCCACTTCCTGGTTTTAAAGTTAAACACTCGACGTTGCTCACGACCATCAGAACCGGTAATAATGTCGGTACAGACTCTAACCCCTAACAGCGCAAACTTTTGCGCAAAATCAACATTCTCCAGCTCAACCCCGGCAGCCTTCGCCTTTATAGAAAATCTATATTTGGAGTCCGGCATTAAGGTGTTGGATTCTGTACTGAGTTTTTCCTTTAAAGAAACCTTATACAACACAGACCACTTGGCAGCAGTGCTCGTTCCATTTGCGTACGTCAGAAACAGCTGATAATCGTCGGAAGGAGAATAATTGGTCGGGATATCAATATCTGCAGTGAGCGTTTCCCTGGCAGTAGTACTTGTCGCGGCTATGGTTCCAGTCGTTAAGTTCTCTTGTTTTGTAACATTTGTTAGCCGGTAAGCCCATATGCCTGCAGATACTTCAGACCTGACGTCTAAAGATAAAGTATAAGTTTTGCCAGGAACGATTCCTGGTCTTACGCCCTTCAAATCGCTGCTTGAGGTATCGTAAACAGGGGAGATGTTTGTTCTTATTGTCGGACAGGCTCTGTTTCTGATTTCTACCGTAGCCTTTTTACTTACTAAAACAATGAAATTGTTACCGCTAGCGTCGGCGGTGAGGTCTGGGAAGAGGGAGAAAGGACCTTGAGAGCCATCAACAACTGTTAAAGTTCCTGCGTTTGTTCCAAGATTATTCCAATTTGGGTCCCTAGCATAATCAGCTAAATCCCAACCTTTCACCTCTAAAGCATAAAGAGGGAGATTTGTTCTTGACGGAGGGTTATCCGTAAAGTTCGGGTTGCTAATAAAGTTCTTCTTCTGTAACAGCGGGAATTTGAACTTCAAACAATCCTCATACTTAGAGTGAGCGCCACGGCTAAACAAAGATATAGTATCAGAGTCCGCATCCGTAACTCTAAACTTAGAATATGAATCGTTAAGGACTGCGAAAGATTGCCCAACCGGACTAGTCACTACTTCCATAGCAGACAGTAATGACACATTACTGTACTGTTTAACTCCTAGGAATTCGTCCAAGTCAGGTTTCCATGCGTGAAGACCTTCCTCTGAAGCTAGACCAAAACTTTCAACTAACTGCCTCGTACCGCTTGAATTATAAAATACGTTCGAATGGATTCCGTCACCACCAATAATATATTTGTATTCCGGACGCGTAGAAATCTTATCATCTACACCAGGGGCACGCCCCGGAGTGTGAGATTGGGAGTCGTCCAATGTTCCGTCGATAGCTATGCTTCTTACAGGAACATCACCACCAATAAGGAAAGGTCCAAAGGTGTGATATAAAAGACTGAACCCAGTATCGTCCAACCTATTCATAAATTCATTTTTATATTTACGGTAAAGCTGGTTTACACCTGTTCCAAAACTTCTATCCAACATATCTTCATGATTGAAGTTGAGAACAGCCCTATCACCTGAACGAGCGAACTCCTTGAGGATAATATCTATAATTTGGCGGTTTACTTCGAATACCCTGTGTCTCTCCTCAGCACCTACAGCACTACAATTTACGGAGTACCTTTCAGCGGCTCTAAACGGGAATGCTGCGGAAGCCTGAAGCCCTGTCTCTGCAGAAATCCATCTTGGTCGGGCATGACCAGTACGGTTAGCCCGCACAGCGTTAGAAGTATCAAACTCCCTGGAAGAGGTGTCGAAGTAGCTTTGTGAGGAGAAGTTCCACCCTTTTGGTTGGAAAACTGAGTTTTCTAGCGCACTAAAAGCGTACCCTACGCCATCCCCATTGGAAAGAACTTTAAAAGAGCCTGCGGAAGCTGCGGTGTTTGTGGTACTCCCCCAAAGATACGTATTCATGAAATCCATCGTGTGGGGTGAGTTTCTTCCATTTCTAGAAAAGAACCTTCCCGGCAAACTATATCTTAGGTTTCTGGCTCTGGACGCGTTCCTGCTAGGAACGACTCCAACACCAGCCCAAAAGTCTGAGTTTACGTCGGGGACAAATCGACCTTCTTGGTATGTGCCTGCGCTTACACCGCCATCCGCCAAACCAGAAAATCCGGAAGTAAAGGTATCGTTTGCTATGTTGGTTGCAGCATCTTGTTTGGAGAAATCCCCTTGGAGACAGAAAGTCGCGGAAGGGAGCAATCCTCCTGAACCCCAACCATACCCATCAAAAATACCATCATTTGTCTGTTCGCTTCCTCCACCGTCTGCCATGTTTTTCGTGATGACAGAATGGACCATAACCCTAAGGGGTACAAAGTCCCTGAATACTTGATGAAGCATTCTAAGGTTTTCTAAGTTAAGTTTCGTGTTGCCTTTCTGCGCGAAGTCGGCATCCTCAGCGTTGATATCCAATATCATCGTAGAAGACTTCCTATTCCAATAATCGCTTAAAATAGTAGCGTCTTCGAAAGCGTTGCTACGTAAAGGCAGGGAACTCGTGTTTGGTGCCACCGCCAAAGAAGAGGTATGGAACTTAAACCGTTGGCGGTCCCCCGGCATTGGAGGTAGTTTGTCTAATCCTAAATTATCTTTACAGAAATTGGTAATGTACTCCGAAGCAGTAGGGGAAACCCCTAACCCACCATGGTCTGGAGATTTAACCATAATCGAGGAAAGAGACTCAAGTGCGTCCAAGGTGATATATGAATCGGAATAAAACCTATCATTTTCCCACGGCGGGACTTCGACAATCTTTCCACGATGCGCGAACCCGTTCGGTGAGTTCGGGTTGTCAATTATCCCTTTCCACATATCACTTTCTTTCCAGTGCCTACCTTTAATGTGGATAAGTTTGTGCGTGTTGTCCAAGTACTGAAGCAACATGTCAACCGCAAACCTAATAGTATTGTCTATATTGTCCGGGTCGTGGTTAATTTTTACACTTCCCGTATTTCTCCAAAAAGAAACCCATGTCCTAACTTCTCCTGGAGTGGCGGACGTCATGAAAGATTCTGTCTTAAGAACATAATAAATCATGTTAGGGAGGTACGACTCCCAAGTCTCCGTTAAACCACTTGTCGGGAAGAAAACATTACGGTCGAAAATATACTCCACGACGGCATCCAACCCGGAAGTGGTGCCTTTCATCTTGTAAGCAGTTACCGCATTTCTTAGCTGCTGTCTCCACTCGGTAACATCCTTGCCGATTAATTTCCACCCAATTAAAGTCGCTAAGTAATCCAAGAACTCCGGAGGGCAGTTGTCGATATCAACCAAATCCCCGATAGAATCCACTACGTGATGAATATCATACGTAGCGTATCCTAGCGCACGCAAGAATTTACTAAGAGAGCCGCTATTGGCAAACTTAGTAGGAATTAAAGTAGAGGACGTGAAAACCTCTAAACTATCCCTCACCATAGGTGAGGAATCCATATTCTCGTCAACCCACAAGCCAAGTGAAGTCTTGTACGCATCAAGTAACTGCGTTCCAGACAAATATGTCTCCCCTGAGACTTGAGAGGTGGAAGATACGAACTCAGCGGGCATAAACCGGCTGGCATTTAAGTTGGGGTAGTTATACTCTCTGTTTTTCCAAATGTACTCGTAAAGAACATTAAGACAATCCTTTTCCGTAACAGTCTTTCCTTGGTATAGGTTTTCAGACCACAGGCTCGAAGCTAAAGAACTTAATTCAACGTGGTCTGCATGTTTAGATGTAATAGAGGGACCCGGACTGTTTAAAAGATGCAGAAGCCCCAACTTATCAACAAGTGTATCATGCGCCAGCCCAACAGTACTTACTTCGGGGTATAGAGAGGATACACCTGGAACGTTTGAGTTGTCTCCAGAGAACCATAAAGCGAAAGCTTGGTTGGTTCTATAATCAGAATTCAATATTGTTGCGCTAAGACCACTACCTTCCATGAACGTTACAAGCTCGGAGGATGCAGTAAAATCTTTCCAGTCATAGCCTAAAGGAGCTAAAACATAATCATTGAACACATCTGAGGTTACCCGTGTTAATTTATTTGCCGGGACAAATTTAGCCTGGAGTTCAGAAATACTACCTATTGCGCTCGACTGAAACAACGAGCTGGCATTTTCGACTAGCTTCAAATAATGAGCTAGAGTTTTGTAACTTAACTCTTCCCCTACACCAAAATTCAACGCCTCCCTGTCCGTGTACAGAGAGGGCACTAGGTGATTTATAGTTTCAATGTAGTTGTATTTCTGAATTGTCATTATACTATATCCACAGTAAGCTCAAAGTTGTTGAGTTGGATAATTTCGTTAACATTAACGTGGATGTCCCCGGGGAAGTTATCCACTGTAAAATAGCGAACACCGGGAAGCTCGT